CATACAACTTATCATAATACCGAGGCGGCTTGAAAGACCTACCGCCAACGGAAGTTGACAGTAAAATTTTATCATAATCATATATTTTACTTTTGTTATCGTCATAATAATAACGGGCAATGCCGGGATCTCGAGACATACGAACAAAGGGAGATTGTATACCTAAATCTTCATAAATGTAAGAAGATTTACCCTTCAACTTTTTAGTTACATAACGGGCTACATAACAACAAGTATCCCATGAGCACTCAGCCAAAACGGCATGACCTCGATACTGCCAAGCTTTATCAATAGTAGGAGAGTTATATAAGATCTCTCCGCGAAAATTAGTTTTATATATCTTAAGATCATTAAGATGAAGACCAAAGATAATAACATGATAATGCGGCCGATGAGTCTCATCACCATACTCGCCACAACCAAAAAAGCGAATCTTTTGACCGGTATTCTTCCGCAGCCTTTTCATAAAGGCAGAAAGTTCATCCTTATCAAGCGACACAATAGGAGAGGGGACTATTTCTCCGGTCTCACAATTTACAAGTTCATGCCGATCAGGAAGATGGTCATCATCATAAGTTAACGTTAAAAACCAATTCTCATCATGATACTGAGCTTCAAGCATACAACGATTAGCCCAGTCACGGGCATACTGTAAACGACATTCAATACACTGTCCGCAAGGAATTTCAATAAAATCAGACACGTAATCACCGAAAGGAACACCTTGCAGAGCATGCCAATGATCACCATCAAACCGAACAAAATCAGTATTATATGAAACAATCTTATATTTAGATTTACCAGAATCAGGCCAAATACCTATAGGAAAACCTTTTAAAGGATGTTTGCACATTTCAAAAACCTTCAAAAACTTCTTCAACAAGATAAAAATCTATACCACGATCAGATGCGGCCTCATCAAGATCAGCATAAAAATCATCAGAAGCAACGTCATAATCACTATAAAAGTGAAAAGTTATATAATCATCTTTATAAACATCATACAAACTAACAAGATAATCCATAATATACCTCATAGCCGGAAAAAACGGCAAAATTCATATTAATAACATACACTATAAACGTTTAATAAGTGTTTTAAATTCAATAAATATTTTAATATTATTCTAAAATAAATACAACGTCAGACTACTTTTTTCAAAAAGGTGTCAGTCAGCCCAATTACATCAAGAGGGTAATTGGGCTGACTAATGCACTGTCCTATTTATAGGACAGTATACACTACTTTTTAAATAAAGAACTAATAAAGTTCGCAAAAGGTTGGCCAATATACTTCTGATAACCTTGATATACTGAACCAAGCAAGGAGAAAGGACTTGAAGGAAAGTCACGCTTACTCGCATAAGACTTATTAGAAGCATACCGGGAAGCACTACTCGAAAGCGTTGAACCTAAAATAGAAGCGGCGGAGCTGCGATCTGCACCATACCGAGAAGCAGCAGCACTCATAGAAGCAGAACCGAGCATAGCATTAGCACTAATCTGCGCAGCATTAATTTGCGTAGCAGAAGCAATTAAAGACTGAAGATAACCAGCTATAGCAGAAGAATAAGACTCATCAACTTTACCAGATTTACCGGTAGCAGTAGCACCGGAAGGAGTAGCCGCTCCTTGTCCACCAGTGGACAAAATAGGGTTAAGACCAGCGGCGATCAAATCCTTTACTTCTCTCTGATGGGCTGTATTGGACATATTCTCTTGCCAAGAACGGGTAAGGGCGGCCTGTTCAGCATTAAACTGCATCTCCTCACGGGCGAAAGCCTGAGACTGCGCTGTGTTAGCCGCAGACGATTCTTTTATAGAATTAAGTAAATCATCATACATAGCCATAATAACACCTCTTAAAAGTGAAAATAGAGCCTTGGCAAGGGCATCGCTCTGCTTATGCCAAGGCAACTTATAAGGAAACATTGCAAGCTGGAGGCCAAAAAGGCCTCCAAAGCCTAAAAAGAGCAATCATAAGGCAAATATACATCAGGAGTACCAAAAATATAAGGATTAGTCCGCAAAAGACCAGACGGATCTAAAATAAGAGGAATAAAACCATTATTCTCGCGAATCAAACGACGATAAGTACCATATGACATATATGGATCAGATGGATCTAAGACAACATTTGTGTAATAACCATTTTCACCTGAAACTCTAAATTTAATCTTCATATTCTACCTCCGAAATTACATTTAAAAGAGAAGGACTATAACCATAATCTTGAATTTCAACAGAAATACAATCTAACTGATATTTATTAAATTCAACAATAACTTCTCCTTCGTTCGTAAAAAAGGAAATAAAATCACTACCAATCTCATAACCTTCAACAGATCTTTTTTTCATTATTTCAAATCTCCTTTCACTTGATAATCTAATTATACATCAAATAAATCAAAATGTCAAGAAGTAAATTAAAATAAATCTAAAAATATTAATGATGATCTATTAAACCTGGTATACTAAATACAGGCATAGGACGAGTACACAAATTTTTGACATAAAAATCACCGAAAAACTGATTAGCAACAGAAGACGTAACAGCTAACGCACGATCTACATTAGTCCTATCCTCAACGATCCACTCAGGCGACAATATTGGAAGATCAGCATAATCGTCAGCCAAATTCCAAGCATCAAGAGATTTTTTAGAAATAGAACGCATTTCGGCGCAAACCCTATTAGGTTTATAACGATAATCCGCCCAAGCCTCTTGATAACCAAAAACGCCATCATCAACAATAGTACCCTGCGCAAATATTTCACGGTTATATACAGGCTGTTCACCAATATTGGCCAGCGACGGCCAATAATAATCAAAACGACTTTTACGGCTAAAGAAACGTTCAATACCGCACTGATACGTATGATCATAGCGAGCAACGCAAAGGCCAATCAAAAAACCATGCTCAACAAAAGACTGAGTAAAATCTGAATGGGTATCAACAGTCAAGGAATAAGCGGTAGTTGTACCCTGCGGAGTTGTAGCAGATTCAGAATTTTGAACAACTTGGTTTACATTAATCAACATACGATTACCGCCAAGATACTCCGGTCTCTGCAAACGACTATCAGGAGAAGTAACGCCAAAATGATTAGACAAAATCTCAATATACCTCGTACCACCTCGGGCATCTTTCTCATATATCCTCTGAATCTGAAAAGCCAAGCGAAGCTGATTGATGGTCGCAGCGGTGGCTTGTGTAAGATCCGTCCACAAATTAGAAGGATAAATATCAACACCATCGCCACTATTAGTACCAGTATAAGAAAGAGAAGCATTATGAAGCTTAACATCATGATCACCGATGATAGAAGAATTATCATTGGCATGCCTAAACATCAAAGAAGATGGCTTACCACTAGAATCAAGAGACCATCCAGGCCTATCGTCATAACTAACAAGATTAGAAGTATTACCACCATATACAGGGGCCTGATTACCAAGCGGCAATAATACATCAGGGCCCTTCTGAGGAGAAGGTAAACAAGAAGTAAAGTAATCTCTAAACTTACCAGCTTTTAAAGGATAACCACCTCTCACGGCCTGAAAAAGACCGGAAGAATCGTTAGAACCAGCAGTAACATCATCACCAACAGGAACAGACTGAGGAGTCTGCAAATTCTCATCCCTAAACCATTCATTCCATATCAAAGCATAAGCACGGAAAGGAAGAGCAGAAACAGAAAGATTACCAACATAAGGAGGAATACCCATATAATCAGCTATAGTACCTTCAGCCCAGCCGGGTCCAGAGCTACCACCACCAGAAGGAAGCGGAGAAGTAACCTGCGGAACAGAATATTCAACTTCAGGAAACCAAGGGGCAGAAGTATTTTCGCCCATCATCTCGCGCCAATGCTCCCAAACCAGACGACAAGGAACAAAAAAGTAATAGGTATCAAGATAAATATTATCCATAACAGGAGTGACAAGGGTCTGTAAGCGGATAAGCTTAGAAGTATCTATCTGAAATGTATCACCGGGCAAAACCTCATCACAATAAAAAGGAATAAGGTCGCCAACATTGCCGGAAAGTTTAACACTATGCGAACGATCAAACCTCGAACGCTGTATATCAACTTGCGGATTTTTAGAAAAATGTGAATTCTGATTCCTATTCATTCAAAGTACCTCCATTTCCACTAGACGAATTACCATCGTTATTACTGCCGCTATTATTAGAGCTATTAGCTGCCTTTTTCTTAGATCCTTCGGCAGCAGTAAATTTATCAAACTTCTCAAGAAATTCAGGCGTTCCGGCTTGCCGCCAGAATTCAACAGGGGAATTATTGAAAAGATCTCTAAGTCCGGGGGGTAAGCCATTAAAACTATTCTCAGCGTCTTTAACATACTCATAAATATCGGCGAGGGTCTTAGGAGAATCAACAATATCCTCATATACACCATGAACCTTATTAAGAGCAGTTTCATCACCTTGCGCATAACGCTGCAAAAGAACAGAAAGCTCCACGGACTCTCTATGAGACTGAATCTCCTCATACCTATTATTAACACCAATCACAACAGGATTGCCATCATCATCAACGGTATATACTTCATATTCTTCACGTCCAGACTCACAAATAAACCTTTCATGCTCATCAAATTGAGTGCGATAATCCATTATAAACTACCTCCATCACAAACAAGCTCAATAGTAGGACAAAGAACTATCTCGCCAGTAGCAGAATCAAACTCACCAAGCTTATAAAGCTTAAAATCACTCTTATTAGCATTAAATAAAGAGCCTTCGGCCGTTATAGCATGGGTAAAATTCCTAACAGCTGTATAATCATTAACGTCCTGAGTAACCTGAAGATAACCCACTTTCTCATCTTTCATAGTATATAAACCATATTTCATAATCTTATGCCTCCTCTCCATTCTCCGGGTTTAACATTAATTTGTTTGGTCTTGCCAGCGGTACGGGCAAAAACTCTCTTATCTTTGCGCCTACTCATTCTTCTTCGCCTCATATTTTACTCCTTTCTTTGAGATGACCAAGACGGTTGATAAGAGTATCCTCCTCAATGGCCAACAAATCAAGATACTTTAGACCTGTTCTTTTTAACTTATTATTTTTTATCTTCTCTGCGACATACTGCCTATTCAATTTTATAGCAGCCATATCAGAAGGATACTCCACATCATACAACTTATCATAATACCGAGGCGGCTTGAAAGACCTACCGCCAACGGAAGGTGACAGGAAA